CATGTGTGTTCAGACCCCTTCCCCTACGCGGTTTGTCACGAGAGTGAAGCGCACGACTCCCCCCCTCCGTCGCCCAAGTTATTGGTGGCGGCGTTGACCATCGAGGGAGAGATCGAAGAAATAGCGCCTGTGCCACATACGACACTTGACGCTGCTGAGTCGGAGCAATCCGCCTTCCGGTCCTTGCGTAAACCAGTGGCTTTGACACGAGCGGCTGCTCTGGATGAGGGAGTTCGACACGAGGTCGTTGAGGATCATGACGAAGGTCCTCGTAAGTCCTTCGGAGTGGACGCCATCGGCCTTGGGTTTTATCAGCCCGAGTTGAAGGGTCAAGCCATCCCACTTCGCGGACTGTTCCCGAGCATCGGAGAAGGACCTGATGATGAGCGCTTCGAACCCGTGCCTGATGACATTCAACTCGGCCTCGATTCCGGTTTGCAAGTTGAGGAAAATGAGTTCATCGTCGACCATCCGGGATCTCAAGGACATGAGCGCTTCGCCAACCTGTCTGACGCACTCGAAACGGGTATGCTGGCTGGGCCGGTCCTCCTTCGCACCAAAGTGCAAAGTCCTGTGGCATTGGGGTATGACCCTGCGGCTGGCATTAACTCAGTTGCGGCCTGGAATGAGCTTACGATTGGCCCGACGGACCCCTCCTTGGAGTACCACGAGAGTTGTGGATTCGAAGTTGTCAGTCTGGCTACTCGTTTGCCAATCGGTGAGCTCTGGGCCCACGTGGTTGACATGTACCCCGCAAAGCAACTGCTGGAATGGCTGCGCGACGGCACAACAGTGGTCTGGTTTGAGACAGTCGGTGTCACTTTGAACCTCAAGTTCAATATAAAGGGGCTGACGTCCATGAAGACCGTTGAGTTCGGGTGTGCTCGGCGAGGTAGCACCGTGGTGAACGTGCGCTATGACCCTGTGAAGAAGCACTGGTCTTATGTGACGGCGTCACAGGACGTTCCGCCTCGTCGGTTGGGTTGTTTGCCCAAAGATCTGAAGGTCATGGCGTACTCCGAGGAGCAATGCTACCCTGTCGGGGAGTTTGGCGACTTCTTGCGACGTATGGATCGCTTCCGAGACTCTCATGGAGATGCCATCGCTGGCGCTTGGGCTCCTCTCGACGTTTGCGGGAACGGATCGGGTGCTGATGAGCTCGCCAAGGCCTTTGAGTCCGGGGAGTACGGCTTGATGCGGCGAATGGAAGGTGTCACGATCGCCAAAGGCACTGCCCGCCGTCTCCGGGCCGCTACTGAGAAGCAATACACAAAGCGTATTTACGTGCGCCTTGTCATGGGCTTCGCAGGTTGCTCGAAGTCTCGACCCGTGCAGGAGTTCTTGATGCAGGAGGCCCACAGTGCTCGTAAAGGAATGTTCAAGATGGGTTTCCCTCGCGCGTTCTTGCGGCAGGAATGGAAAGAGACCATGCGCAGTGCTGACATTCCAAGCTACTTGTTCAATACATTCGAAATGAGTTTGCTTCGGATGGGTCGCATGGCCGTCATGGACGAGGGTTCCTTGTGGGCCCCCGGTTCCACGGCCTTGGCCGCTTTGAGCTCGTGCACAACGCATTTCCTGTGGTTGGGATGTCCGGGCCAGGCCCCTCATCATGACCCCAAGGCCGACTCTTTGCTGAATAACTTCCAGCCGGAACTCATGCGACTGGCCACTCTGGTGAGCAGCAATTGGAAAGGTTACTCCCACACGTTGCCACAGAGCATCGCTCGTGTGTTGGGAGTGCCGAGCTCCAATCCTGTGGAGGGTCGGCTGCTGGTCATGCGAGGCTTGAAGCCTTCTTTGCCGGTTATATGTGCCAAGGACGACACGGTCAAGGCCCTGCGGTCCCTGGGCTACCAAGCTTACACGCCCGGCACAGCTCAGGGACGTCGGTGGCCCCGCGTGCAGTTGTTGATCGACGCATCGCTCGTCGACTACATGGCGGCAGAGCATCTGGTGTCAGCCATTTGCCGCACCTCCGGTGACCTCTTGTTCTGCATTAGTGGAATGCCGGGTGTGGAACGGTCTATGCGCTCGCATCCTCTGTTGGGCGCGCTCCTGAAGAGAGGCAATTGGTCCTTTTTCGAGAATGTCATGCGCAAGTTCAAGGTGACTATTGAACACTTGCCTAATATTCATGAGATTCGGCAAGCTCGGGCTGACGCCATGGCGCCCGCTCCCACGATTGCCCCCCGGCTCGAAGCTGGTCACGCTGACGAAGCATACGTGGAGCACTCGCCGCAGTCTCGTATGGGCCCGTGGATGGCGAGTCTTTATGTCGACGCGCTGCCACTGAACTTGGTAGAGCCGGAGAAAGTCGACTTGGCCGCCACGGCTCTCGCGCCGGATCGAGTGCAGTTGCCTCTGTGGCACGAAGACGCCTTAGAAGTCACCCTGATTAGCACACACATTGAGCGAGTCAGCCGTGAGTTCCACTCCATAGCGGGCATCAGCAAGCTGTATGATGACACGCGTTACACAGACCCAGCGGCCTTTATATTCCCGCGTCATCGTGCTAATGACCCAGTTCTCAAGGCCGCCACGTGGCGCAAGCGCTTGGTCCCGAGCACTTTTGATCGCACGGAGGCTGATTTCGTGGCTCGCGAGCACGTTGGCTTTCTGCTTTGGACCGCGTTCAAGGACGCTCTGCGTTTGCCGGAGTCCATACCCGCTCCCGAGACTTCTGAGTACCTCGACTGCTTGTACGAGCAGGCTTTGGCCCGATCAGACGGCAACACCGCGGCTCGGATGTTAGTTCTTGAGGAAAGGGCTGATCCGGACTTCCCAGACAATCTAGTGCATCATTTCGTTAAGGCACAGATTAAAGGGAAAATGGAGTGCAAAGATCTCGAGGAACCCAAGGCCGGTCAGTCGCTCATGCAGGGCAACGAGCGTATCGTAGCCAAGTTCGGAGCTTGGTGGCGTTTGGCGGCTCGTCGAGTCCGAGAGCATCTGCCTGACAATGTGTACATGCACATTGGTAAGACGCTCGGTCAATTTGACGAGTGGGTGCGCGGCCATTGGCGTCCTGGGGACCTCTGCACAGTCAACGACTACACCGCGTTTGACTCCACGCAGCAAGGTGAGAGCGTCGTGCTGGACAACTGCTTGTTGGCTTGGGTGGGCTGCCCTTTGGAGGTTCGCGAAGCTTATGCCTACTGGAAGACGCACATAGTGAGCGACCAATTGGGCGTGACTCCGGTGCAAACCCACAGAGCTACTGGCGAGAGCGGGACTTGGTTGGGCAACACTTTGTACAACATAGCCTGCGTGGCCCTGCTTTACGGTCCCAAAGCGTTGCACCATGGCGCGTGGCTGTTTGGCGGCGATGACATGGCCACAGATCAGCATGTCTTGCCGAGCTCAGCCGGCCTCACGCTCTACACGAAGCACATTAAGACGGTCAGTAAAACTCACCATCCGAGTGTGGCTGATTTCTGCGGCTGGGTCCTTACTAATCGCGGCATCGTTCGCGACCCCGTGCTCTTGTGGCTCAAGTACAAGGCGAAACTTGCCTACGGACAAGCCCCGGCCACGTTTTTGGCCTCATATGCATTGGAGCTCAAGTTCACATATGACGCCGACGCCCGCTTGCTGGAGTTGTTGGACGACGTGGGAAAGGGTTGTTTGATGAGTGTCCTCACGGCCATTCATCGTCACACCCCGTTGGTCGCGGCGCTCAAGTTTTCTCGCTCTACTGACGCGATCACTCTCGTTCGAGCAAAGATCGCTTATTGGAAGGAGCAAAACTTCCGCGGCAAGGCTACGTTGCTCCGTCAAGCGCAGGCCACTTTGAGTCGCCTTGAGAGGGGTTATTCTCAGGAGGAATCTTACGTTAAGAAGACAGTTCGATTTATTCTTCCTCCTCCTGAATCACCACCACATCAAGTGATCACTGAGCAATGTCGAACGTCAACACCACTCTGCCAGCTGAGCTCGTGCAAGGAGCCCCCGTCGTGGTGCCCAATCAGTTGGTCCCAATTTCGGTGCCTACCTGGGACAACAATGTGCGCCGTTTCCGGGTCATGGACGGGCAATTGGTCGCATCTCCTACGGTCGCCGAGGGTGGGAAGAAATCTGAGCGTGAGAGCGCCTCTTGGCCTTGGACTTTTGGCAGTTCTCCCCTCGAGTTCACGCCCATTGCCCAGTGGCTTGCGGGCAGCACTTTCGCGTATTGCCTCGCTGCAGAGACGGTCTACTACAGTGGACTCGACTGCGAGGGACTCGCCGTCTCCGCCACCTTCTGCACTCAAGGAGTTCTCGACGCCATGCCGAACTACGAAGCCATGGCCGCCAACCCCACCTTTTGCAGAGCGGAAAGTATGCCGGCACATCCAAATGGGTTGCCTCCCTTGTTCAAGGTGCAACACGCCATGGGTGAGTACGGAGTCGG